CCTATATACGACTTATCGTATATAAATGGGGCAGTACACGATGTGCAAATGTATTTATATACAGCAGTAAGATGGCGCGACATGCTTTACACTAGCATGGGCTACGCAACGCATCCTAACGATGAGCCAGATGCTTACTTAGGGTGTGGAGGAGGTATAGATGTGTTTAACTACAGTGGAGGATCTCCGTGTATAGCTAACTCAATACACTACAGAGATCTAACGGTAGATGAATGGTGTCAACTAACACACAAAGCATTGCCAACCTCTCCAAGGCACGCACTACCTAGGATCTGGAAAAAAGCTGACGGAGGTCACAAATTCTGGACACCGACAGACGGTATAATATCAGCACTCCCTGTAAACATACCTATGATCCTGGAGACTGCTGACGAGTTTAGATCGATGATTAGTTATAAGCTCAGTAGTAGCGTATTGGCATCAAAAGTAAGGTCAATGCTTTATAGCTATATGACAGAAAATAATATAGATAGATTGTATGTTGGTTACGAGGCTAACCTGCTTGATGATACTGAAACACATCTGGTCTACGCGTACGACTGGAGTAAAACTCATCGAAGACGTATAGGAGAGATGACGTACGACGAGAATAACTTCTTTGGTCAGCTAGGAGCCAGTAAACTTAGCCAGTTGTCTAATGCTATTAACAACAGAGCGTTCACTCAAGAACGTGTGTTCGTATAATAAAAACAAGCACATCCGGATAGGGTGTGCTTGTTTTTTACCTCTCAGATCCTTACCATTATGGTATGCCAAGAATGTACGAGGATGCCGAGTTGCCAGATGGTGCAGAGCTTTACGACTTAGAAGATTTCGATACCCACAGAAACCTAATTTTTGAGGATGCTAAAAGTGCTTTAGAGAAACAATTTCCTAAAGAACACAACGGTGTACGTATGGAACTATCTGATGTTAAATACGTAGATCCTGAACGTTACTCTATAAGCGACCAAAAGAGAGCATTGCATGAAGATAAATATTTAATGCGACGCCTCAGAGGTAAATTAAGGCTTACAGACACAAAAACCGGAGAGCTGCTAGATGAAAAGGACATGACATTAATGCGTGTTCCGTATCTTACAGACAGAGGCACATTCATCAGATCTGGCAACGAGTGGGCATCTATAGCACAACAACGCTTATTACCTGGAGCATATTCGCGTTACCAGAATAATGGTGATTTAGAAACGCAATTTAACGTACGACCAGGTACAGGTAATGCGTTTCGCGTACAGCTGAATCCTGAGACAGCGCAGTATAAATTCAGTATTGCAGGATCTGAGCTTCACTTATATTCTCTCCTGCACGACATAGGTGTGAGCGATGAGCGTATGGAAGAAGGATGGGGTAAAGATATTCTCTCGCAGAATAAAGAGAACTACGACGCTCGTGTTTTCGAAAAAGCTTATAACAAGATCGTACCAGAGTGGGATAGAAAAAATAACCCAGGACGCTCCAGGGAGGAGAAGATAGAGCTAATTAAGAATGCATTAGATCGTTCTCAGGTTGCTACTAATGTCGTCAAAAAGACACTGCCGTCTCTTTTTAATATGAAGAAAAGGGCTGCCTGGTTGCAGGCTGGAGAGGCTATGGAAAAGATAGCTAACTTTAATCGGCATGATCTGGAAGATATTGCTACGTACATCAATGCTGTATCTGGAACATCTATCGACATAAATGTAAATAAGGCAGCATTAGAGGAACAGATAAAAAATGTTATAAGGACGGGACACGAGGTTCAAAGTAATCCAGATACAAGTAATCCTGGAGTTGCTTTGGTTCAGCAGATGAATATGAAGCGCGTCCTGGATAAAATTAAGATGCAATAAGTACTATAGTTTTAGTAATTATGATAGATATAGACCAGCTTAAAGCCATGATGAAACCTGCATCTACTAAGAAGCAGGAGTCAGTACCGGCGTTTGAACTTGACGACGATGGTGAGGAGTATATGAGCGTTGGCACTGATGGTGTACTTGCCGCTTCGGAAAAACTATTAGCAATTAATAGAGGTTTAGATGAACCTGACGAACGCGACAGTCTGAAATTTCAAAAAATATTACGCCCTCATTCTATGCTACGCGAGAGTATTAAGATGGACGCAGGTAAGGTCTCCAGACAACTGATGTATCAGGTTGCTAGGAAAAAGAATTTAAGTAGCATTCCTACGGCAATGTTCGACCCTTATGTTGAACGCTTGCTGGTAGGCAATCCGCTTACAGCCCCTCTAGAAGAAATCAATCCTATGCAACTTACAGAATCAGCACGACGCATCACTAAGATGGGTCCTGGAGGACTTGGTAGTTCTGATTCTATTACAGAAGAAGCTCAAGCTATTCATCCGTCTCAATTCGGTTATATCTCTGTTATTGAGGGTCCTGAATCCGAACGCGCAGGTATTGACGTGCGTGTAGCTTGGGGTGCTAAGCTAGGATCTAACGGTCGTCTATATCAAAAGTATTTCGATCGACATTCTAAGAAGATGCGTTGGTTATCTCCAGAGGATGTCTCAAATTTAACAATTAAAATACCAGACTAAATAATATGATCAATAAAGCTAAAGAAATCATCAATAGTAAAGAAGCTAAAGCAGTTATCGATGTAGCAGGATCTGCTGTCTCAATTGCAAGCAATGCAGTATATAGTTTCTGCAAAGCTATAGTCGATACTGTAAAGAAGCTTAAGTAATAGTATATTGCACTACTAAACGCGCGCTCCCTGGTTGTTTTCCGGGGAGCGTTATTTGTTTTATGTTGAAAGACCTTACAAATATAACTTTTAGATTTTACGCTGTAGATAAGTCTAAATGGAGCGAACTCATATATAGTGCCGCCGACTTAATGGAGTCTATCAGAGCTATGCCGGATGACAAAGAAGGTACGGATTATAAAGCTACTGCACTGCATAGCGCTGCAGAGCTTATAGAGACTTCATTCTTTAACATAATAAAAATATCTGAGTGCATATGCATAGGAGAGGATTGTGAGTTTTTCGACAAATTCCTACCACACATGCAGCAAGATGAACAATGCTTAATAGCAGAGCATACTGGTTGGGCGTGGGGTACAGATTATCCTATGTCTTGGGGTACTATAGACACAGAACGTATCATAGATATTCACTCGGAACTTTCTAATTTAGTTAATACATGTTCCGCCAAAACACTTTCCGGAAAAGTTAAAAGTGTAGACTACACATTAAACCTGTACGACACTTTAAGCAACTTCGGTATAAGAGACGATCAGGTTATTGTGTGGCAGGGAGCGTATGAAGAGCCTGACGATCCATGGGACTGTTGACAACTCTTTGCTAAATATTCATAATATGATTAACGTATACGTTTCAACATTATGAATAATCTCACTAACGAACAGATCGTCGCGATTCGAGAAGCTCAAGTTAAAGCAGCTTCTGCAGGTTTCGCTCAGAGTCTTATCAATCACGGGTTCACTCCTGAAATGGCCAAAGACGCTACAACACTTTACACTGCCGAAGGTGGTCTACTGCACAAACGCGCTTCTCGCATTGCTGCTGTACGCGAAGGTGTAATGGCTAAAGTAGCAGCTATGCGTCAAGGTCGCTAATAATAATAATTAATTATTTAATTTATTGTGGACGTCCATTATAGTAATGGACGTCCACAATTTTATGACTCTGACCGATTACAACAGACTGTCATGGCCAACAAGAGTAAAGTTGGCTAGGCTAGCCTTACCTAAAGCGACCAAAACAGCGTTAGCTTACGAGCTAGGTACTACTGTACACACAATAGTAAACTGGGAGCAAGGCAAATGTATCCCTAAAAGTCACACCCATAGACTTCGTATAAAAGAACTTTGCGAAGCCGGGGTATCCGCGACGGACACGCAACTAAGTATTAATTTTTTATTAGGAGGATTTGATGGTAACGAGACAATTCTTACCCAACCACTACTATCCAGGGATAAGAGTGCGGCTACTTTGGCTTTGTCAGCTATAGCCACTAGATTGGCCACACATATACAAATCTTCATGCCTAATACAATGTTCGTAATATCAGCGGATACTGTATTTAATACTTATCCTAGTTACGTAAATTTACACGTAACCCCTGTAGAATTGCCTGGGGTTAACTTTATATTTCGATTATCGCACTTTCCTTCTGGGGCGTCATACAACTTGGAATTGTTAGTATCTACAGGAGAAGATCTAGCTAGTAAGTACGTGTGCGATATATCTGATAGTAATATAGCAAAAGCTGTCCGTTTACTAAAAAAATTCATAAATAAATTAAAACCAAATGGTAGATCACGAATTAAACAGTACTAATGCAGCTGGGTTCAGACGTTCTAATAATTTATCTGAGCGTATGATGAGAAGAGCTGCCGGAGAAGTTGTAGAGGAGTTGCCTAAAAAACAAACACACGACTCTAGAGTAGCAAGCACTCCTGTCCAGTACGTCGAAGAAGTATGCTCCTCTCATACAGACGAGAATACAGTAACTATAGAAAATAAAAATATACACTTTGAGGTAGCATACCCACATGATACAAAATTGATGTCTGTGGGTCTAAAAGCAATGAGTGTAGATATAAGCGAGGATAGTGTATCTATTCTTATGCAAGACACTATTCAATTAAAACTTCCAAAACTAACACCGCTACACCTCACAGTCGAAGGGGCTCCTTACAAAGTGTGCTGGGCTGGCGGTAGTCATAACTTTGGAAAATTTAAACATATATCATTCGTCATAGTAGAATAATGGAAAAACAAGCAGTAATAAGAGAAGGTATTACACCTTCTATAGAATCAGGTAAACGTTCCGATTTTATTAAAAACGGAAACGCATTTACTAAAGGAGAAAAAGACAAGCTAACAGGAGCTGCTGAGAAACTTGAAAAGGCCATGGAGGCAATGTATACTGGTGATAAGTAAACTTGCCAGTAAATGTCTTCAGCTATCACTTCAGGAGATCCTAACTTAAAGTCTTTTTTTCACGGGACAAAAGAGTTCCACGACCCGTTCGTGATGAGCTCTAATCTTTATATTCCCAAAGATTTTTATACCGCTCTGGAATTCTGCCTTTTCCTGGCAATTCAGAATCCTTCTTACACTCAGGCTACTAGGCGCACAGTTTCACACTTTATTACTGATTTCGAGTTTGTAGGAAAGGCAGGAGATCCAGAGGAGCAAAACAACTTAAAAGATTATCTGACAAACTCTATTCGCATGCTGGATATTCTACAGCAGGCAGGAATGGAGCAGATGATTTATGGCAACAGCTTCATGTGGATCTATTATCCTTTTAATAGATTCCTGGTGGATCGTCGAGGTGGGGGTTACAAAGAGATAGCTGTAGAAGCTTTTGGTAGAGATATTAAATTTAATCTCTCCAACATGACATACAATGTTCCTGATCCCAGAACTCTGCATATGGAGTCCGACAAGCAGAGTAGAGTGGATATGGAATTCATTGATAGAAAGTCATTTGATCAAAATCGTATCAAAGTTCGTCTACTGAACCCATTACGTATGATGATCAACATGAACCTAATTTCTGGACAATGCGAGTACATATATCGATTCGAAGAATTCTTTGCAGCAGCTGTTAGGGAGGGATCGCATATTCATCAAATTAATGATACTCCGATGGACATGCTCCAAGCTATTCGTGATAATTGTAATTTCGCCTTCAACCAAGGTAACATTTATCACTTCAAGAATCCATTCATATCAGGGTTGTCATACAACGGCTGGGGTATTCCTAATATTCTTCTGAATTATAATAACATTCACCAGCTTCAAGTTTTACGTTGTATTAATGAAGCTGTAGGTATGGATTACATGCTTCCTTTCAGATTGCTCAGCCCTACTCCAGTTGGCAGTCAACACGGAAATGATGTTGCTATGTCTACCAACCTGGGCGCGTGGCATGCAGCTATGAAGCAACTTATTGCTGCTCGCCGTAAAGATCTCACATCTATTCAGACAGTACCATTCCCTGTAACATACCAGGAACTTGGTGCTAACGGTAAAGCACTTGCTCCTGTAGAGTTGATGAAATTCCATCAGGACGAGCTATTAGACGGTATGGGCTACCCAGCAGAACTATGGCACATGTCATTACAGACTGCTCAAATTCCAACAGCGATACGCCTGTTTGAATCCACATTCGTACATTTACAAAGAAACTTCAATAACGCAGTACGCTGGGCTGTAAAAAATATCTTAGGTTATCTTGAAAAAGAGCCTGTAAGTATTAAGCTTATGCTTCCTTCTGTCGCTGACGATATGGAGAAGAGACACGTATGGTTACAGCTTGCGGCTGGAGGTGAGGTATCTCGCGCTACAGCATACAGAGCCTTTAATATCGACAATCCCGTACAAGAGGTAATGAGGCGATCGCAAGAAGATTTCGAAATCGAAAAAGCTAGACAAAAAGCCAGCGAAGATTTCGAACGCGAAATGACACTAGGCTCCGCCAACCAAGTAGTGGAAGCTATGATGCAAGCTACCGGAGGACCTGGAGGAGGTATGCCTGCTGAAGGTGCTGCTCCGGCTGGAGGTGGCGGTGGTCAGGGAGGTGTTACTCCTCTGGACATTGAGCAGCAAGGTGAGCAAGAGGCCATGAGACTTCTGCAGATACAGGATAATGGTGAACGTAGAAAAGCTATGATGCAAATCGAAGCGTCTAACCCGACTCTATACGCTGTTGTTAAACGTCATATGGAGGAAATACGACAGCAGGGAGCTTCTCAGGGAAGAAAGATGGCAGGTCAACAGTAACAGGACAAAAGTATGAATGACTTATATATATTAAAACTAGCAAGTGCATCGTATACGTACAGTCCTACAGCTGCAGCGTCCAGAGACTATACTCCACCGAAGCCGGGCATAAAACCTGGAATTGTGAAGATAAATGGTAGCGAGGAAAGGAAGGCTGACTTGGTTAAGTTTGATAAGACTGACGTGCCTAAACCAAGTGCTAATAAAAATGTATCACCAGATGTCGCTCGTGCTCCGTTTGGAAGATACACTAATGATTTTAAAAACTGCATAAGCGGCACTGGGTACGGTCGCAGATATTGGGTTGAAAGTCCCGCAAGAAACGCATACTCGATAAGTTAAAATGCCAGCTACATACGAAGATACAATTATACCAGGACCTGAGCCAACTATAGAGCGTCGCTACATCAACGGCGATACATTTAAATTTACAGGGGACAGGGCTATGGCTATGGCTGACACCCCTGCTGCTGCGGAGTGGAGAGCCAATAATCCAGACAAAGCCTTTAAATTTGGATATAGCCCGTATGACAGTCCCGCAGATCAGTCACCTATAGCTTACAGTGTAGGAAAATATTTACGAGATAAAAGCCAGTCGCGAGTAGATGGATTCCTAGGCCGAGCCGCTAATGGTGGTATTCTTAGCGGCGCTACAGTAGGAGGTGTACTGGGAGCTGGAGGAGGAGCTTTAGCTAGTCTTATTGCTAGATTATTTTTAGGTAAAACGTCTGTAGGTAAGTGGGCTTTAGCTGGCGGAGCTTTAGGTGCGTTGTTAGGAGGTCATAATGGGTTTGTTCGCAGCAGAAGAAATCCGTCAGCAATGTATCTTCAAAAATCAGCCGCTACCTACACCGACCCTCGCAATTTCATTTTAGAAAAACTGCAAAGTGCAAATGATATAGGAGTTGGCGAGAAAGTACGTCTTGCTGCGGCTGTTAAAAATATGAGCCGCAGTGATGCAGAAAAATTAGCAAACCTTGTAAGAGCTGCACTAGGTTTCGGTGTAGGGGCTATAATTGCAAAATTCTTATTTGGAACCAGCTCTGCCACAGGCACATTGTTAGGAGGTGTACTAGGAGCACTAGGGACAAATATTATTGCTAATAATTTCTTTAAACCCCAACAGACAACATTTGACTTTAACTTTAGACCACTTTCTTATAGAGATATATTATGAATGAAAATTACAGCAAAGGTTTCAACGCCGGTGTAAAGATCGCCTGTGCAAATTTAGGAGTTACTCCAGGAGAGGTAGTTCGACATTCCGCTTTCTCGAATGCTATGCTTTCTGATACAACTATCCAGAAAGACATCTGCAAAATTGCTGCGGCGTGTTTTAAAGCAGCAGGAATGGACTCTTCTGTAGAATTCCATCTCTACGATACTATGGCAAAAAGTGCCTCAGTACTTTCTCCTGTATCCGTAGAGAAATTTATCGTACCTGTAGTGAAGTCGCTACACAAGCAAGCTCGCGCTGTACATGAGGAACTGATGGAAAAATCAGCATCTCCTAGCGTACTCGGAGGACTTCTGTCTAAAGTATTTGGTACAGCAACAGGTACCCTGCCAGAGCTGTATAAAATGTACGCACTTCTGGGTGCGGGCGCTGGTACTGCCACAGGAGCTCTCACCTGGTATTTAAATAGAGATGCTGCTCAGGACAGTGCTGATGTAGAGGCTAAAGAAGAGCAAGCTAAGCACTATAAACAGATAGCAAAAGATATTAAGAAACGACTTAATATAGAGCCTGAACCTAAATCTAAGAAAGCCATCAAGAATAGTGCAGAGGAGCAGGGAGAAGGCGCATTTATCCTGTAATGAAAGGTTCTGTACCATCTTTTCTTAACAATAACGATCCTTCTACAAATGTAGGTATAGGGGTTCCTATGCTTAAAGCAGACACTGTAGAAGCTGCTAAAGCTGTAGATGATAATATTTACTTAACAGACCGCCTAGGTCTGCGCACGCACTCCACTCAGGCGGTGTTTGAAAATCAATACAGCAATCCAGACCTATTTACCTACGGTCCTAGGAAGTTCCAGGTGTTTCAATTGGATGGTGAGGAGGATAAAGAAAAGTACTCCAAGTTACTAGAGCGTACAAAGTTGCCATCACCCAAGATTGAAGTTTATACTATAGACAGACAGTTTTACCGCGGAGTGTTCTACGTATACATAGAGTACGCAGACATTCTATATCAATTACCGACAAAAAAGTAAATAATGAGCTCATCGATTTTATCACAACGCGATAAGGATCTGGTACGCAACTATCTTATAGGTGGTGCGGCTACCGGAGGAGGAGTTGCGCTAGCTACAGCGCTTGTTAATTATCTTAGACATCTGAAAGACGACGCTGACGAGTCTGATGACGATGATGATACCATTAAGATTTATAAACAAGCCCCGCAAGAAAAAGTAGCTATGACTCTTGGTGGTCCGCTAGCCCTGACTGGTGGTATCGTAAGTGCTGCAGGTACATACGCTTTAGTGAATAAGCTGTACGAAGCACTGCGCAAAAAGCAAGCACAAGACAAACTTGACGAGGCCCAAAATATCTTTCTAGAGACTCAGGGTTACAAGAAGTTAGATAAAAAAAAGAAACCGTCAAAAGAGGAGGAGGAATCGGAAAAATCAGCCTCCGCAGGTAAAGGTATGAGCGCTTCAGAATTGGGCATTTCTATACCTCTTGCACTTCCTATCCTTATGGCGCTTGGATCCGGCGTGGTAGCTCACAAACTCCTCAACAAATCTTTCCCGATTAAAAAGAAAGATGTACAATCCCCTAAGCGTATTGAGATTGTAGATGCTCCTGTAGAGGAAGAAGAAGAGCTCGATAAAAGCGCAGGTGTCACAGACACGGACGGATTTGAGTTCCTCCTACGTACTATCAATATGACAAAGGCTGCATCTTCTGATGTAAGTAATCTTATCGCTACCGCTGCCGACGGACGTCTTAAAGACTTCAGAAATACAGCAGGTATGATAGGGTTTGCTGATGCTCTAGATACCGTCAAGGGAGCTTCCAGCTCGTTAGACGTAGACCCACTAACAGAGCAGATCGCAATATCTTGTATCGCTAAGTCTGCGGCTGTTGGTGCTCAGACAGAGTTACTTGCTGCGTCCGAATTTGCAGAGCTTTATCCTGCATTTTTTAAAGCAGCCTCCAATCTCAGCGAGAAGAAGAAAAATGCTCTATATAAAATAGCCTGCATCTTTGGTCACGCTATTCGCTCAGAAATAGCTGAGAACTCAGGTATCACATCAGGTTCCTTAACCAAAAAGGCCGATGTTAGTGGTGCAATTTTTGAATCTTTATTAGACGTTCCGGAAGAATATAATAGCCACGAGTCGAATGACTCTACAGACACATCTCGGGAAGAAGCTAACATTAATAAGAAAAAGAAAAGTAAATTTGTGTATAGCTCCAAGAGAGGTTTCCGTCTGGCCAAAAAGCTACAGGACGATGACGTGATCGATAAGATCTTATCTCCTGGAAATTAATTTACGAAGACCATAATAAGCTATAAGGGCCGCGTCCACGCAACCGTCGTGCTCCTTCTTGCACCTAGGCTGAACGAAAGATACGCCAGGAAAAGTGGAGTGAGCTGCGGAAAGTGACGTGGCCTTTGTATCTATCTTGATCTTGATAGAGCCGTTGCGTAACAGCTGCGGCTCTCCTGTTTCTTTATCGATGATAGGGGCTCCTACGACACTAATGGGCTTCCAGGCAACTTCCTGCCACTTCTTAGGCATCACGAGGTGTACAGGCAGATCGGTACCTGCAATATGAGATACTATCGATAGAGCAGCTCGAAGTGCGCCGTTTGCATCACCGAATTCAAAGCTACCTTTAGCGGACGATCCGTAAATAGCATGCACATGCTCCTGTACCATCAGAACGATATCTTTTGCATAAGGAGTCAGAGCGTCTACCATACGCACAACATCGATCTTGCCGTCGTTCGTCTTGGTTGGAATGCACACTACATCGTCAGAAGTAAATTCACCGAACTTCTTCTTAGCATTAATAAGAACGATAGCACCGTTCTTACCAGGGTCTGCTCCTAAGATCCACTTCTTTGTTGTACGCTTGGGGTTGCTCATGCATTAAATAATATGATTAGAGTTTTATTGAATCAACAAATATACGATACTATGACACGCAATGTTAAATAGAGAAAAGATAACAGAAGCAGTTTCTTGCGATCTTCAATTCATGGATGATCGTTGGGACAAAGCACTACTGGGATATGCCGAAAGCGGAGGTCCTGGTAGATACATTCTTCCTTGCTACGGATACCAGGCTATGAAGTCTTTGCTCATGGGATCCGGAAAATACGGAGGAGATCTGTACGTAGACTTGCAGGTAATGATGAAGGATATGCCCGCTGAGGCCCCTTTAATACTTACGAAAATAAACAGGTCGTCGTTATGGAGAACCGTAGAATCCGAACGCTTTATGCGTTGGGAGTCTCTAGATAGAGCTGTACTTGGTGTTGGCAGGATAAAATATAAGACTACCGGCCTCATTTATAGTAAACCATTGTGCGTAGATATTCTCACATCTACCAGCGCAGCAACAGATAGAAATACAAAAATATTAAACGCAATAAACAAACTGGAAGAGGAGCTGATACCGGTAGAGGCTCCAAGGTACACTCCGTGGTACCTGACTCCGGTCAACTAGTAATAAAGAGAGCTGTAAATGAAGTTCAAGCCCGCACACGCAAGTGGTGGTTGAGGCATCCTGGTTGCGTTAAGAATGTGGCTATAGTGGATACTACTGATTATGCAGTATCTGACCCATCTGTTGAAATATGTTGCGGTAAAGTAAGAGAACTAACAACCAAGTCCAGTTGTACAGGCGTACTTATATGTGAAGGTAAAACCGTCAGAAAAAGAACATGGAGATTACTAGAAGAAAATCCCATCCAAATAGACACTGACGACGGTACAGACTGGATTATAGAGTACGCAGATTGGGAACTACCGAACATGTATGTACCTCTCATACAGTCTGCACTTATAGCAGCTACAGGTATGTCTGATGCAGACCTGGCTAGCATGTTGAAAGTGAAACCTTTAGAGGTGAAGAAATGGTATTCTGGCAATGCGCCTATACCAAACAAAGTAATAAAAGAAATAGTAACCCGTTTTATAAGTTAAATTATTATGGCAAACAAAATCAGCGAAGAGAATCTCAAGTTAGTATGTGAAGAGTTGGGCATCGAGCCCACTGTAGTAGAAACCCTTATTTACAAAGCACGTCAGAAAGATGAACAAGAAAAAGTCCCCACAGAAAAAAGCAAACGCGAAAAGAAAGACTGGATGGTTGTCATTAACGACCCTGAAGGAAATGTTCCGGACGACCTGCAAGTATGGGTCATTCAGAAATCAGCGTACATTAATAAAGAGAGTGGAGCTCTACTCAAGTGGGGAGATCTCGATGTAAGTAATCGTCTTAAGAGCTGCGCTAAGGCTATGAAAGAAAATCATAAGCTCATGAAGAGGCTTGGTAGTATCGATAGTCTTGCAGATATCTTCGAATTTATACCAGGAAAGACTGGTAAAGAAGAAGGTATTCTTGTAAAAACTAAGGAGCCCGTGGCACTTGTACGTGTTAACGGCAGTGATATTATTGCGTAAACTATTTAACAAAACTTAATAATATGAGTAAAGACAACGAAGTGATCATGTGTGTAGATAAGGGCCGTCTGTTCCTTCTGGGTATTCCGACAGCCGAACTGGTAGTAAAAGCCACAACAGCTCCTGGTATTGCTACGCTTCATAGGCGCGGTGATGTGGAGACAGACACAAGTTTGCTGCAACCTATTCCGTACGCTGTAGTAATTGCACCGTTCGGAGAAGACGGAGAAGCAAAGGTACTTATGTACAAGCGTAGCTCGAAGGGAGGAGAGTCTCGTTTACAGGACAAATATTCTATTGGTATAGGAGGACACATTAACGGTATCGATGTAGAAAATTACTTTAGATCCCCTACAGAAGATTCTCCATGCTCTGCATGTCTGTTCCGAGAGCTTTTCGAAGAGCTTGGTGTCGAGGAACTGAACTGCGAAGCTGTAATGCTTCACGATACACCCATCTACGACGACAGTGAAGCTGTATCATCTGTACACATTGGACTTCTGTACACTGTTATCCTAGCAGATGTTCCCAATATCAATGTGGAGGATGCTCTCACTTCTGTAGAGTGGGTAACTATCCCTGATATTGCCCCTGGAACAGAGCGTTACGAAAAGCTCGAGGGATGGTCTAAATATGTAGCTGAACTTTTGGCGAATAGCGTGGCAGAGCTAGAAGAAAAATCAGAATAACATACACTAAGTTGCACTTTTATTAACTTGTCTCGTATAATAAGATTATGCAGAATACCGTCGTGCAACAGCTAGAAAATGGAGTGGTGGATATGATCACATATTCACCGCTGCTGGATACAGTTGTGACGATATTGGCTATTGTTATACCTTTGTGTTTCAGAAAGATCAGGGACAAGATAATTAAGTGGGGTAAGGACTTTGCAGCAAAGCATAAAAGTCGTCACATACCGGAGCCCGAAGATCTGGCTAAATATTACTCCATAGATAATATGTTAGCTGTGATGCAAGATAACACACATACGGATCGAGTGTCCATTTGTCAATTCCATAACGGAGAATCTTTCTCAGTTCAGAATCCTATCTTTAAATTCACATGCTCTCACGAATTCTTATCCCCTGGAGTAAAGCCTGCTTCGGATCCCGTCAAACGTCTGATTGTCAGTAATTATTTAGAT